CAAGTGAGGCTGCACCTCTTATCGGCAACATCGAAACAGCAATGAAGCAAGCGGAGAAGCTAATCCCTAAAGGTAAACGCCAGAAGTTAGCTGAACCACCTTTCTTTGATGAGCTGGACGATGAAGGTCAGGAGACAGGTCGAGTTGTCTTTAAATTCAAAATGAAGGCAAAGGTCAACACTAAGGATGGGCGCACCATCGAGATGAGTCCGAAGATGTTTGATGCTTCAGGCACGATGATGAGTGACGTTGATTCTATCTGGGGTGGTTCAATACTCAGAATCTCAGCAGACCTAGTTCCATTCTATGTAGCTGCGGTAGGTGCGGGTGTATCAGCACGTTTAAAAGCTGTGCAGATTATTGACCTTAAGACTGGTGGTGGTGCTGATGCCTCATCATTTGGCTTTGAAGCTACTGAAGGCTACAGCGCACCGAAGATTGAGACAGCGCAAGACGAAGGATTTGTTGATGAAGAGAACGAGGACTTTTAGTTACCGCAGTGGCCTAGAGGTCAAGGTAGCTGATGAACTCAAACAACTTGGTGTGCCATTTCATTATGAACCACCAGGTTGGGTCATCTACCAAAAGCCTCACTCAAGATACAAGCCAGACTTTGTACTGCCTAATGGAATCATTGTAGAAACCAAAGGGCAGTTCCTTAGTTCGGACAGGTCGAAGCATAAGTTAATTAAAGCGCAGAACCCTGACCTAGATATTAGGTTTGTATTCTCTAATTCACGAACACGGATAGGCAGTAAGTCTAAGACAACATACGCAATGTGGTGTGAGCGTTTAGAATTTCAATACGCTGACAAGAGTATCCCACTTGAGTGGTTAGACGAGACACTGTCTGAAGCAACCAAGGAGCAAACGGGAGCATTACTAAAATGCAAACAAGGAAAGAAACAACAGAAATAGTTATCCACTGCGCTGCTACTAAACCTAGCATGGATGTGGATGCAAGTGTTATTGACCGATGGCACAGAGAGAAGGGGTGGCTGAAGATTGGCTACCACTATGTTATCTGTCGTGATGGGGCAATAGAAATCGGTAGGGAAGAAAACGCAGTTGGCGCACACGCTAGAGGTTATAACGCTAAGTCAGTTGGTATCTGTTTAGTAGGTGGATTAGATGAGAACATGAAGCCTGAAGAAAACTATACAGATGAGCAATGGCTTATGCTTACACGCCTAGTGGATGGCCTGACAGCTAAGTACCCTGAAGCAAGAGTGATAGGACATAACGATGTATCTTCAAAGTCTTGTCCTAACTTTGATGTAGGAGAATGGTATGGAAATAGGTACGGACGATAGTACCTGTGTAGCACACGAACCATGTCCAGAGTGCGGGTCTAGGGATAACCTAGCCCGCTACTCAGATGGTCACGGGTTTTGTTTTGGTTGTGGTTATTATGAAAAGGCAGAAGCAATGGAGGAAACAGTAAGCGTGTTTGTAGACACAGACTTCATCAAAGGAGAAGTAAAAGCCTTACCCGCAAGAAGTATCAATGAAGATACCGCTCGTAAGTTTGACTACCGTGTCTCACGACACAACAGTAAACCCTGTCAGGTAGCTAACTATTATAAAGACCGTAAGTTGGTCGCACAGAAACTAAGGTACGCAGACAAAACATTCCAATGGCTAGGCTCAACTAAAGACTGCGGTCTCTATGGGCAATGGCTCTGGCGTGACGGGGGCAAGATGATTGTTGTCACTGAGGGAGAGATAGATGCACTCTCTTTGTCTATGGTTCAAAGCAATAAGTGGCCTGTAGTTTCAGTAAAGAATGGAGCGCAGGGAGCAAAGAAAGACATACAGAAAAACCTAGAGTTCTTAGAAGGTTTTGAAACTGTAGTCTTTATGTTCGACATGGATGAGCCTGGGCAGTTGGCAGCTAGTGCATGTGCCACTGTCCTTACTCCTGGTAAAGCCAAGATAGCAAGCCTCCCTTTAAAGGATGCGAATGAGATGCTCATACAGGGTAAGTCAAAAGAACTTATTGATGCTATCTGGGGAGCCAAGGTATTCAGACCTGATGGCATTGTTTCTGGTGATGACCTATGGGCTGATGTATCTACCCATGATGTTGTCCATAGTGTTGCTTACCCCTATGTGGGGCTAAATGAAAAGACACATGGACTACGCAAGTCAGAGCTAACAACTATCACAGCAGGTTCAGGTATAGGTAAATCTAACTTAGCTAGAGAGATAGGCTACCACCTCCTTGGTTTAGGGGAGCGTGTAGGTTTCATTATGCTAGAAGAGACAGTAAAGCGTACTGCTCTGGGGCTAATGGGATTACACTTAAACAAGCCTTTGCATCTAGGCACAGCAGAGGCAACAGAAGATGAGCTAAGAGGTGCTTATGATTACGTTATTGGAAATGGTAATACTTATTTTTACGATAGCTTTGGTAGTACTGCTATCGACAATCTACTCAATCGCATCAGATTTTTGGCACAAGGGTGTGAGTGTTCTTATATTATTCTCGACCACCTGTCTATTGTCGTTTCTGGCCTTGGCGATGGGGATGAACGGAGGCTTATTGATAACGCTATGACAGCCTTGAGGACACTAGTCCAAGAGACAGGCGTAGGTTTGATATTAATCTCTCACCTCAAGAGACCTAGTGGTGACAAAGGGCATGAGGAAGGCGCACAGACTTCACTGTCACAGCTAAGAGGTAGCCATGCTATCGCTCAGTTGTCAGACATGGTGATAGGACTGGAACGTGACCAACAGGGTGAGGCATCCAACACAACAACAGTGAGGGTACTTAAGAATAGATTTAGTGGAGAGACAGGGGTGGCTTGCCATGTCCAGTACAATCCACAGACGGGACGATTGCTTGAGTGCAGTCCAGAATTTGAGGAGGTAGAAGATGAGTTCTGAAGAAGATGAGTATGATACGTTGATACAAGCTGATGGTTTTGACTTAGCTATCATTGGGGTGGCTGAACGCATAGGTAATAAACCTTGCCTAGCATATTCTTATGAGCAGTGTGTTGACATTCTTATGCAGCAAGCTGAGATGGATTATGAGATGGCTGTTGAGTACATGGATTTCAATGTATGTGGAGCTTATGTAGGAGAACAGACCCCCATATTTATACACAAGTGGGAGGACTACAATGCCTAGTTATATATTTGACTTAGAGACTGACGGTCTACTTGATGATGTAACCAAGATACACTGTATGGTTATTAAGGACATCGAGACTGGTGAAGCTACAGGCTACACAGGTAGAGGTATCTGGACTGAGGGCATCCCTAAGCTAGAGAAGGCTGATATGATTATCGGTCACAACATTATTAAGTACGACATCCCTGTTCTAAAGAAGCTAGGTACTTTCAATCCGAAAGGAGAAGTGTGTGATACCTTGGTTTGCACGAGGCTCATCTGGGCTGATGTTAAGCAAGCCGACTTCACAAGAACAGACTTTCCCAGAAAGCTAATAGGCAGCCATAGCCTAGCTGCATGGGGTCACCGCTTAGGTAACTACAAGGGTGACTACGATGGTGGCTGGGAAGAATACTCTGATGAGATGTTGGAGTATTGCTTTCAGGATGTTGAAGTAACTTACACGCTGTACGGAAAGATAGCTGACAAAGAATATTCACGACAAGCCCTTGATTTAGAACATGAAGTTGCAGAGCTTATATTTGAACAGGAAGTTGCTGGGTTCGCCTTTGACACAGAGAGTGCTGGTAAATTATATGCGAAACTATCAGCACGAAAGTTGGAACTGGAGACTCAGCTTAAAGAGACATTCCCCGACTGGGAAGTAAAGACTCCATTCACCCCCAAGGTTAACAATAAGAAGCTAGGGTACGAGAAAGGTGTGCCTACTTATAAGGTTAAACAAGTACAGTTCAATCCTGGTAGCAGAGACCATGTAGCCAACAGACTAACCACACTTAGAGGGTGGAAGCCTACCGACTATACTAATGACGGTAAGCCTAAAGTTGACGAGATGACTTTATCTAAGTTGCCTTACCCAGAGGCAAAGCTACTGGTTGAATACTACACACTAATCAAAAGACTAGGACAGTTAGGTGATGGCCGACAAGCATGGCTTAAGGTTGAGCGAGGCGGGCGCATCCACGGGAGTTGTAATACAAACGGA